CCGCTGATGTGTTACACCAACGGGGAGAACAAGAAAAATGGCTCAATCTGCAAATCCTGACAAGGCACTTCGTGCCGAGTTGAATCAATATCTCGATGCAATGGCTGCGGATGAGCAGCGCATCGAAGCCAAGGCGAACCATGCCGCTGGCCTGATGGACAAGGGCCAGCCGGACGATCCGTGGACGTTCGAGCATTTCGAAGAAGCGATGGCCAATGCGCCCGAAGCAGCCCGCAGGCTGATGTGGGAATACTTTGAGGATGCCAACAACTGCCATTTCACCAATGGCAAGAAAAACTACCTGGCGCTGAAGGCGATAAGCCTGATGGTAGAAACCTACTGGATGCAGATCGCCATTCAGGATGCTGAAGATTACTTTGCTCAGAAATGGAATTGACCATGACCAAAACCCACTACCGCAAGGCATTCGACTCCCCTTACCTTTCGTCGGCAGACATCGTTGAGCCGACCGTACTGACCATCGGGCATGTCGCGCTCGAACCGGACCGCACCAAGAAGACCAAGGATTTATTTAATACGGCCTATTGGGTCGAACGGGAACTGCGCGCGGGAGAGAAGCTGAAACCGATGATTCTGAACGCGACCAACAGCAAGATGATGAAATCCATCACCGAATCCCCCTATATTGATGATTGGCAGAATGTGCGCGTGACGGTTTATGTGGACGCGAATGTGCGCTTTGCCAAGGAAACGGTCGAGGGCTTGCGCATCAAACCGGCCAAGGCGGGCAAACTTTTACTGACGCCCGAGAACGACAAGATGTGGGCGAATGCAAAAGCGGCATACAAGCGGGACGGCAACCTGATTGCGGTACTGGAACGGGTGGAGATTTCGCCGGAACATCAGATGCTGCTGATTGAACAAGCCGATACGGAGGCCGCATGATCTTCCACGACATCCCGCAAAACACCGATGAATGGCTCGAATTGCGCCTGGGCAAATGCACTGCGTCCAAATTCGGCGTCATTATGGCCAATAAAGGCAAGGCATTCGGCGATCCGGCCAAGGATTATGCGCTGCAGCTCGCGCTGGAACTGACAACCGGCAAACGCGCGGAATTCAGCTTTTCAAATGAACATACTGAGCGTGGGCATGAGCAGGAGCCGATTGCGCGCATGATGTATGAAGAAACCCATTTTGTGAACGTCACAAACGGGGGTTTTTTTGACTGGCTCGCGTATGGCGACAGCCCGGACGGACTGGTCGGCACTGATGGCGTACTCGAAATCAAATCCGTCATCGCCAAGACGCACTATGCGACCCTGCGCCGGGGTTCGTTCGACCCCGCCTACAAATGGCAATTGGTCGGGCATCTCGACTGCACCGACCGCGACTGGGTGGATTTCGCCAGCTATTGCGCCGATTTCCCGCCGCACCGGCAACTTGTCACCTACCGGCTGCACCGTGCCGAATGCGAGGACGAAATTGCGCGCTTGCGCGCACGCCGTGAAGAATTCCTGAATCTGGTGAGCGAAACCAAGAAGATGATTTGCTGAGCGCATAACAAAGCGCGAACTTTATGCTATAAACGCAATCGCCAAAGACGGCAAAAAATCACCAATCGTTCAGGGAGATAATAATGGCATCAAACTTTGAAACAGGCATCAGATTGACTGACGAAGAAAAAGAAATGGTCGGCAAGGCGATTTATGAGGCGAAGCGGAATAATCCGGCAATAACGTGGACTGCTGCTATGGATGTGGGACGGCAATTATTGCCGGAAGGACGGAAAACACCGACTTCAATCGTAACCCCGACTTCCTATCCTTGGCTGAAGAGAATGCTGGAAAAACTCGGCGAAGAGAATGGTTTTGATATTTTCGCTGCATCCACAACACGCAACAGCACATTAACATTGATACAACAAAAGAATTTCGCCGCCGCTTGTTATAAATTGCACAAGGAAAATAAGAAGTGGTCATGGAAGAAAGTTTTCGATGAAGTTAGTAAAACCATGCCGGGTATTGGCTCTTCCTACGTCTCTCCAACACCAATAGGTTGGTTGCAATCGCTACTCGATCAATACGCTGCCGAAGATCAAGCCAAGCTGATAGAAGAACAAGCAGACAAATTGCTAGCGGAAAAGAACAAGGAAGAAACAATCGAGAAATCCGAGCCTGTCATTGTAAACATTGAACCAGTGGCACAACCGGAACTGGAAAAAACTGAAGAATGCCATTCGGCACAAAACAGCGAAATCCTGCCCATCGCGCCGCCTGACGGAATGATGACGCTCGAAACCGCGCTCATCAATGCCATCGTCGGGACCGTTACGCCGATGATCATGAACATCCTGAAGTCGCCGGAATTCTCTGATGCATTGCGAACCGCATTCGTCGCACCAATTCTGACTGCTGGTGCAGAAACATATCCGGTTACCCGCCTCGCGCCAACGCCGCAGAAACAGGCCAGACTAAAAATCCTCATCGTCGGCCTGTTGCCGCAACAGGGGCAGGAAATCCATCAACTCTATGGCAAACGCTATAATCTGAGAATCTTCGATTCAAACGTCACCAGCGAAAAGATACGCTCGCTGATGCCCAACATGGATCGCGCGATTGTGATGACCAAATTCATCTCCCATCGCGTCCAGGATGTATTGCGGGGACATGCGGGATTTTGCCACTGCAATGGCAGTGTCGCCGCACTCAAGGAACTGCTGAACACAAGAGATGCACATTGACCAATTCAAGGCACGAGTTGTCATGGCCGACGATGCAGAGATAGACGAACTCTGCATCAACTGGCTGTATGACTTCGCATGGGGCTGCGACAAAAAGAACATCGCACTGATGCTCGAAGTAGTCGCAGACAATCTGGGAATCGACGTTCAACAAAAGGAACTGCCATGACCTACAAATGCAAACGCTGCGGCAAGACCGCCAAAACCACTGCCGGACTGCATTGCCAACGGTGCGACCTCGAAGATGCGCGGCTGGCCGGCACACATGTCGAATTTACCTCACCGCCAGGATTCAACGAGATTGTGCAGACCGATTCAAACCCGGCACAGAATGACAGTTATTCGGGCGGCGGGGGAGATTTTGGCGGGGGTGGCGCGAGCGGGGATTATTGAACGCAGGATTCAGATTTCAGTTATCAACGAAAGGGAGATAGCAATGTCAGTGAATAAAGTAATCCTTATCGGCCACCTCGGCAAAGACCCCGTATCCAAATACCTGCCCAATAATGACGCAGTGACCAACACCTCGCTCGCCACCTCCGAAAAATGGAAGGACAAACAGGGGCAGCCGCAGGAACGCACCGAATGGCACAACCTCGTCTTCTATCGCCAGCTTGCCGAAATCGCCGCGAAATACCTCAAGAAAGGCTCGCTGGTTTACATCGAAGGCAAACTCACCACCCGCAAATGGCAAGACAAGGAAACCGGCCAGGATCGCTACATGACCGAAATCATCGTCAACGAAATGCAGATGCTGGGCGGAAAACCTGAAGCCGAGCAATCCACAACTCACCAACCTGCCCCGCGTCCGGCAACGGCTCAACCCGAACCGGGGAAATCTTTTGACGACTTCCCAGACGACATCCCTTTTTGACGCAATCTTTGCTTAGCCTATTAGCCTTGGCTTAGCCTTGGTTTAGCCTTTTTATCTTCCAATAGCAAAAGGAGAAAAAAGATGGTTGTTACTCATGCAAATCTGGCCGAAGTAATCTTTGGCGATGGTCCCAATTTCAATCAACCCTGTAAGTACGGCAACCTCGTTGAAGGCCATGCCGTGTATTGCCACAATGATAACTGGCTTGACCGCCCCCGCAAATGCCGCCGCACCTGGTACACGGGCGGCGAGGAACGCGATGAAGACTGCGAAGGATATGCGCCGAACCATCCTGCAGGGGAAACATCATGACGTTGCCTTATGACGTAATGCGCTGCTATGGTGGTAGTGCCAATGTTCCTCCCTATACCATCTGTGTACGCAAGGAATCATGCGCTCGTTATCGCAACAGATTTGATTTGGGGGAGCAAACACTTATCGCCGATAGCGCATGTTTTTGGTACGGAAAAATCTTTGAAGATCATTACATCAAGGATGATTCTGTTAGCAGTTAGCATATAAAAATATAGCTATTGGCTATTGTTTGTAGCATAATATCAACCATACGGAGGCAACAATGAGCAACCACGAGACTTACGAATACCTCACCGTTCTCAGATTCGGCACTGTTCGCCGGGCATCACAAGTGACCGGCTATACCGAAAATGCAATTCGTACAAAAATCTCCACCGGCGTCTGGCCTGAAGGATTAGTCTGGAAATGGGCGCCGGACGGAGTTCAACTGATAGATTTCGAGGGGTTCAATTTATGGTGTCAAAGAACTGGGAAGGCGTCTATGCGCGGGCGTCGTCAATCCGCGTAACATTCGTCTATAACGGCGTAAAACATTTTGAAACACTAAGCCTGCCGCCAACGCCGGCCAACATGAAATACGCGGATTCAGTCCGCAAAGAAATACTGCGACGGATCGAACTCGGGACATTCACATTTTCCGAGTTCTTTCCAAAATCAAAACACGCCAAACAGGAAAAGCAAACCGCCGACCGGCTTACTTTCCGTCACATCGCTCAACTTTGGCTCGAAACCAAAAAACGATCCATCGCCAAAACCACACTGCGCCATTACGAAATAACGGTTGACACTCATTTTAACAAGTTATTCGGTGACAAACCGATGGCAGACATAACTTTCAAGGAAATAAGCAAATATTTCTCAGACTTGGAAGTCGAGAATAAAACCTACAATAATATCTTGTCAGTGCTTCGTGGCATCTATCAGCACGCCGTTGATCTGGAAGTCGTTACGATCAACCAGGCTGCAAAACTCAAATTCACCAAAAAGAAAAAACCTGAACCTGATCCATTAACCTACCACGAAATTCAACTGGTGCTGGATGATATGCGCGAACATTATCCGGAACAGATTGAAATATATTTTAACCTCGCCTTCCGTATCGGTTTCCGCCCGTCAGAAGGTATTGATTTGCGCTGGGCAAATGTGGACTGGAACAAGGGCGAATTACTGATCAATTCAGCCAAGGTACAAAGTATCACCAAGGACACGAAAACGCATAAAGATCGCATTGTGGAACTCGATGATGAATGCCTTCGACTATTGCAACGCCAGCGAAAACATACTTACATGGTTGGCGAGCATATCTTCACTTACCCCGGCACCAACCGACCCCATCCGGATACTTCCAATCTCGTTCAGAAATACTGGCGACCATCTCTCAAGCGATGCAAGATTCGAGACAGAGATGCCCGTCAGACCAGACACACATGCGCCACCCTCATGCTTATGGCCGGTTGCCAATATGCCTGGGCCGCTGCTCAACTCGGACACTCGGTACAGATGTTTTTGAACGAATATTCACGATGGATAAATGGCGAAGACCAAGGCAAGGAACGTTCAAAAATGTCTGCGGTTTTTAACGTCAATGACAACAAAAATACCATCCAAGAAAATGCCTCTTAAACGCTAAAACTACCCTAAAGTTGCCAATTTTTTGCCAATTTATCATCACGCTTTATAACATGTTGATTTTATTGAATATTTTGGTCGGGGCGAGAGGATTTGAACCTGTTAATTATCAATAACTTACGAATTTGTACGACATAGGGGTATTGATTATTAAGCATTTTTTATTATGGTTTCAGTAT